AATGCTTTCACTTCTGTATCCTGTGTTCTTACTTTGTCTATACGATCTCTGAGTGTGTCAACAAAAGATCCAACTACATTCATTGCGTAGTCATCACTCATGTCACCATCAACAAAACTTTCTATTCCAGATCTTGTTAGGTATTTTAATTTAATGTCTTGTTGTTTTTTCTCTTTGGCAATCCTGCGTAGAAACGCATACCATGTTATTTGTGTAAAGTATGCAAACGCATTTGGTTTACCAGTTCGGGTTGCGGCCTCTATGTCGTAGTTCTCTACTGCTTTCAAACAATTTTCAACTGCATCCATGACCATTTCTTCGCGGTATGTGTAGCGAATAAAATTAGATTTGTGAGACAAACCTTCAGCGATACTGAGAAAACACTGAGCTATATAATTTGGTACTATTGGAAGAGTCTTACTTGCTTGCTTTGCTTCGTTAACTGTTTTGACATAACTGACAACTGCCTGAGAAAAATCAGCGTTATTAACGTAGTGTTCGCTTTTTCTATTTTTTCGTGGCATTTCAATTTCCTTTCATAACTATATTATACCAAAAAAATGAGGTAATGTAAAATGTTATTTTTTTATTTCAAACATAAAAATAATGCTTGACAGAATCGTAAAATAGGTGTATAATTAATATGCGCCTTTAGGATAGGGGGGAATACTAGTGTATCTTATCTGAGGGCGGGAAGAGATGTATAATGTTTGTGTCTCCCGAATCAAGATCCATGTGTGATTCTAACAACCTATCCTCATAAAACTTATCTTGTAGATACTCAGCGATCTCATCTCTTGACATATCTGTTGTATCCATCATGACTTCATCTATGTTAAGGCTTCTCTTATCCTTCATGTCTTGAGATTCTAGAATGATGTCGAGGGCGTTTTTGAAATGTAACTTGAGTACGGAAGAGGGTGTCGCCTCGGCGAGAATGTGATCTGGATTGATTGCACTCAGTTCGTTTACATCTTCTTGGAATGAAACCCAAGGTTTGAAAGAATAATATCTGACGTTCTGATCGAAGTCTTCCGCATGAAATACTTTTAAGATCTTACGAGCAATGATATCTCCATTTTGGTTATCAGTCTCATCGACATCTATAACCTCACAAACAATCTCATCGTTGTTAGTTAATTTAAATTGTCTTAGTTTCATAGATCTATCACTACCGTTTTACAATTGAACTGTTCTTTTTTATATATTTTTTCTCGTTCTTCAGAATGTAACAGAGAATAATTCTTTCTCTTCATCCAACTAATATCATCACTAATATCATACAATGTGGTTTCCCTTCCATCATCACTTTTTCTTAGGCCTCTACCAATAGATTGCAACACTCTAATTTGTGATTTGCTAGGTGATGCAAAGATTATATTGTGTAGGTTTCTTATATTTATACCTGTAGAAAACGTACCGAGTGATGCAACCACAATTGCATTATCCATTCCCTCTACGATACCTCGTATCGCTTCCCTGTCAGATGTATTAGTTTCACCAGACACAAAGTATACTTTTCTGTCTTCTGCTTTGTCTCTTATTAAGTTATGTATAGGTTTACCATGTTTGTCAACATAATTGAATAACACTAGTGTATTACCTTCTAAGTCTAGTGCTAGGTTCCTGATAAATTTATTCCGTTTTTCGTGGCCAACGATAAAGTCAATTTCTTCTTGGTAGGTTTTTTTCCCGAAAGTTTTACGTAACTCTCGTCCATATGAAAGAATGAGTCTCCTGATAGTGAGCGGGGCAAGAGTATCGTTGTCCTGCAATTGCTTCGTAGTGACGACTTTATATATCTTCCCGAATAGTCCTTGTAAAACCAACTCATGCGTTTGTGATCCATCTAGTGTTCCTGTCGTTCCAAATCTATATTCTGCTTCTGTACATTTGTTCATTATGTTCATCAATGACTTTGACTTGAACCCATGTACTTCATCACCAAAGACACACCCAAATTGTTCGAACCACACTTTAGGCATTTTGTAGATAGACTGCCATGTAGATATTACGATTGCGGAGTCAACTGCTTTGTCTTTACCAGAGTATATCTTATGCATTCCACCTTCCGACATACCATAGTTTATAAAGTCACTGTGCATCTGTTCTACCAATGAAGTAGTAGGAACAATGACCAATACTCTACCACCTTTAGGATATGACCGACCATCAGTTAACATTGCCAACCAGAACCTTGCAAGTGCATAGATCATATACGACTTACCAGAACCTGTCGGTGATAATAGAATTGCACGTTTACGAACCAACGCCTCTCCCACCGATTGAAACTGATAGTCTCTCAATGGGAATGGTAAATCTAAATCATTTAAAAATTCAGTAAGAACTCTGGGTTTGATATGAGTTCTATCGTCTGGTTTGCCGTATTGACTTTCCTCTGCTAATAGGTTATACTGTCTCTTGTCAGAGAACTCCAAAAGGTGATAGTACAACCCAGCGGGTAGTGTACGTTCTCTTAGTGTAAAGAGACGTATCTTACCATCCCACAATTTATTGCGGAATGCAGGCATGAACTTATAGCCAGGCACAAAGAACGAAAAGTATTCGTTTAGTTCTTGCGCTGTACCACTGTCACATTCAATTTGTAAATCGGAATGGTTTAGTTTCCTGACTCGAATTGCTTCCACTTAATTATATTACCTATTGTCTGATGTCGCCAGTTAAGATTATTTATAATCTCACTTAACGTCTCAATCACAGTCTTGTAATACTCTATCTTCTCTTCAGACTTCTGTATCTCTGGATCTGAATTGTAGTAGTGTTCCATTTCACCTTTGAGTATCTTTAGACCGTTAAAAGGATCTGGTTCCCAACCCTTCTCTTCTAACTCTTCTTGAGACATCTTTCCATTGTAATATAACCACTTGTCTTTCAATAAAGACTTCTGTGCAAACTCTGCACGTTTCAACATGAGTTTTGTTTGGGATAGAATTTCTAGATACTTGGCATGTAACGTAGGAGTCACACGTGATGATTCATCAAGTCGTATCTGATTTATTTCGCAGTCCTTAGACCACATTTCATGTATTTGTTTCAAGTCAATCATAAAGTTATTATATCACAATATTTGTATAATGTAAAGTTATTTATGCCGCGTTTCCTGATACAGAATTTATTTCATATCCTGCAACTGTCATATCTGCATAATCTGTTGCATGTCCTGTTGTCTGAATTGTAACCCTATCTATGACATCGTAGCTTGCGGTACTGCTATTGGTGCCACCCACAGTGGTACTATAAGTTCCATCTGAGGCAGAGCCACTTTGCATTCTTGCTACAGTTAAATCGCCAAAATCTGTAGCGTCACCTGTTGTTTGAATAGTAACGTAGCTTATGGTATTTTGATTGTTGCCACCAATTATTAAACCCCTTGTAGCATCAGAAGACCCTGAATGATTTTGATTGTTGGTGTGATCTCCAAAATCTGTAGCGTCACCTAGAGTCTGCGTTGTCACATATTCTATGGTGGCGTTGCCGGCACCATCAATAATAACACTACGAGTTGCATCGTTAAAAGCACTTCCGTTGTAATAATTCCCAAGTAAGTCACCAAAGTCTGATCCATCACCTGTTGTTTGTATAGTTATATACTCTATGGCATTTGATAGAGAACCATTGCTGTTTACCCCTCCTGCGCTAATTCCTCTTATACCGTCTGAGGTCATCATGTGATTTCTTTTTATTTCATCCAGATCACCAAAGTCTGAGGAATTTCCTGCAGTAGCTATAGTTATATAATCAATAACTTTTATGTTTACGGCACTACCCCAGTTATTACCTGATGGAACGACCTTTCCACCTGCAAATATACCTCTACTAGCATCTCCACATGCCGCAAGTGAATGCTTTAAAGCAGAAAGATTACCAAAGTTTTGAACAGTTCCTGCACTGGTTATGCTAAAATACTCTAATGTATCTGACGCAACTAGACTTGACCCATCATCGAATCCAATGTGATAAACATGTCTGTCACCATACCAAACACCTCCACCATCTACAGGATTATATTCAATAGTTACTGCTTTTGTGACAAAGTTAAAACCATCAGACCATTTAAACGTGTAGATGAAGTCTCCGTTAGAATCTGTCAAATTGCCCGCTGCGACTGCAGTTCCAATTTCTGTTTTAGTCTTTGGAGTAAAAGTAAATACGGATGAGTCTCTTGTTATATCAACCATATATTGAGCAGAGTCAGTTCCAAAACTTTGATTAATTAAATTTGGATTATCCGAGTCTAATGCTTTAGCAATTACTAAGAGAGGAGTTGCAGAATCTACAATACTATATGATGCATTTGGTTCAGTATCCCAATACGGAGCAAAAGCACTTTGTATCACATCTACATTGTACCAACCATTTCCCTCAGTAAAATATAATTTCTGTCCGACTAACGCTTTAGTTCCTATGCTAAGACCTGTCATCGGTAGAGAGTCTAATGTATCATAAACAGTAACAGAAGTAGGAGTGTTCAATGAACTCAACGCCGCAGAATCTAATCCTGAAGTACCTTGTTGTTTTTGTTTATTCTGTCTCTGATCGCTTAGTCTTGTCATCTTTTTTCTCTATCAGACTCACAATATCTGTATTAGTGATATCTGTTTTACCAAAAATACGTTCAGTTGTTTTGTCTGCCTCTTTATAGTATTTATCTGACATTGCATCTAAAAACTCTTCAAGATGATTTGAATGTGGAATTTGTTGTTTTGAAATCAGTTCGTTTACGACCGATATGTACCCCTGTACTTCTACAAATCCCACTTGTGGATGAACACCATACTGTTGCATGTACTCAATAGTAGAAGTGCTTGCACGACCACCATCCAAGAGATTACGATACATCAATTCGAATCCACGTCTCACGTGATGTTTCTTTTCTGATTCCTCAAACTCTTCTTCTGACCAATCCTCAATTCCAAAGTTTTCTTTTAAATTATTATATGAAGTAATTAATGTTGCAATATCTTTAAAAGAACCGTTAATCTTACTTTCCATCATTTCTATACCAACAAATGCTGCACGTAGTTTTGCCTGTGCAATTTTGTTGTCTGGTTCCAAGAATACCTTTTCTTGTAACTTGTCAATATTCTTTAATGCTTTCGCATGACTTACTTGCGCCTCTGCAAGTGCCATTTTACGTTTCTCAGTTTCCGCAAGAACTTGTCGTAACATTCTGTGAGGTGAGTGACCATTCAACATGGTCAAAGACATCATTGATAATGTAGACTGAGAGTTATTTCTATCGAAGAACTTTGTCTTCTCATCAAGTTCTGGTAGGAACTCATTTACTAGTGCAACTGCCTGTGGATTGATCTTACTCTTAGATACTGGAGTAATACCAAACGTTATTGGATCTGTCGCTTTTAATTCTGTACTTGTTTCTTTTTTTACTATATCACCCATAATATATCCTAATGTAAATTGTCTATCTATTTATACACTCCGTTAGGTCGCATTTCCTGTAAAACTACTTATGATTAAGTCCCTGACGCCGCCCCACCAGTTTGTCCTGTTGATGCACTACCAAAGTTATATGCACTACTTGTTGTAGCTATTGTAATGTAATCCATTTTATTTGTATAGTTTACTGGATAACCACCAGTTGTTGAACCACCAATAAAAACTCCTCTAGTCCCATTCGAAGTACCTTGAAGTCCACCACGTGCTTGGGTTAAATTTCCAAATGAAGTTGAATTACTTGGTACTTGAACTGTAAGATACTCCATGCGACTAAAAACCACTGAATTACCAAAACCTCCAGCTGCAACCACTCTGGTTTCATCTGCAACTGCTGCACCCCTATACCAACCTTGCGTTATCATAGTAGATCCAAAGTCTGCTGCACTATTAAGAGTTTGAAGTGTTATATATTCAATAGCATCAGTGTTATATCCCCCACCAGCTATTCTTAATCCACGAGTAGGATCATTTGCGCCTGGTTGAGCATTATAACCGTTTATTGGAGTGTCACCAAAACTTTGAGCATCGCCTTGAGAAGCAAAGGTTATATACTCAGAACTATTTGATGCTTTATATGTTATACCCCATATACCATCCGAAAACTGCCCACCATTGACTCCCATATAGGAAGAGGGCATAACACCACTCCACAAACTTGCGTTTCCTGTTGTGGCAAATGTTTTATACTCTATAGTAGTGCTATTAGTTCCCAAGAAGACTGCAGTGGTTGAGTCTGATACAGTATCGCAACGTATACCTGCGTTATTTAAATCACCAAATGTACCTGAATTTCCAGTTGAAGATATACCAAAATATTGTATTTGTGAATAGTGTTGACCCCCGCTACCATCAGATGATGTAGTACGTCCACCCACAAGTGCTCTATCGCCTGTATAATCAGATATAGCTACTGACGGAGCTGCAGGACTATATCCAATCGTAACAGATTTTGACACAAAGTTAATACCATCAGACCATTTAAACGTGTAACTAAAGTCACCATTAGAATCTGTTAAGTTACCTGCAGCAACCTCAATACCAATACTATCTGCACTCTTTGGTGTAAAGGTGAACACTGATGAATCATTACTTATATTTACCATGTACTGTGCAGAATCAGTCGCAATACTTTGATTTAGTAAGTTGATGTTTGAGTTGTCTGAGTCAATTGCTTTAGCAGTGACTAATAAAGGAGTCACAGAATCTGTAATGTCATATGAGACATCTGGTTCTGTATACCATGTAGGTGTCCTGTTGACAAAGGTTAAGTTGTACCAACCTGTACCGTTTGAGATATATAATCGATTATTTCCATTTACAAATGCTTGTTGACCTGCAGATAAACCAGTGGTCGGAAGACTATCCAATGTATCAAACACTGCAGTTGCGGCAGAAGTATTATTAGCAATACTAATTACGTCTGCAGAATCTATTAGATCTAAATTTGTAAGGGCAGAGTTGTCAACATTACCAGTTGGGGTAACCAACTCTGCCATTAATCGGTTGATACTTTTTGCCATATTTTACGCCTGTGATTAACCTTGTGCCTCTGACCACGATACTCGTCCTCTAATCTGTCCACTACTCGCAGAAATATTAGTACAAAAAACTGTCAGAATATCCGGCCCATCAGGGAAAATATTGTTACCACCTAAGATTGAATTACCAAGTTCTCTAACAACATTCAACTCTTTTTCCGTTGTTGCAAATCTAGTTTGTCCATCATCAGTAAAGAATTCAAAAATTGTATCTCCACCAAGTAATGTTGATGCAATAGCAGAGTGATCAAAATACTGTCCAATTGAACCATTACCCGCTGGTTCCCAATTATCTTCATCTTCAAATGCTGTCGCCTCTGAATTAAGTTTACATGTTATTAGGAAAGTTCTTTGTGCAGTAATACCAACTGTCTGTAATGTTAACTGAGATCTGTTAATTAAATTTCGAATACCAAATCCTCTTGCAATACCATAATCAACTGATGGTGCAAGTCTTAATGAAACCAGAGGTACAGTAGCTGAACTAGCAACACTGATATAGGAATCATTTAAGGCCGTAAATAGGAACGATTTATCTTCAGTAAATTCACCGTCCATAATAACAGAAGTACCCCAATGACTCAGTGCAGGCGCAAAATTCTGATTTACCGAATAAACATTATCATTAACTATGGCATTTGCTAGATTTGTTTTGCCAAATAAATTTCTTTCATTAATTTGTAATGTATCAGCATCAACTGTCGTATACCTCAAATATTCATTATTAATCATTATAACTCCAGTACTAGGAAATGATGTAGTATCAGCAACATCCAAATTAAAGTTTGGTGTTTGAGCAGATCGTAAAGCTAATTCAACATTCATTGTAGGTGTTGCTGCATCCCTTGCACCTGAAACTTGAACCGTAAATGTATTGGTTGAAGGTGTAGATTGTATTTCATAAGCTCCATTTGGTATAACCCCAAGATCAGAGGAACTTGAGATAATTACGTTATCTCCTGTAAATAGTCCATGAGTATTTAATGTAATCGTAATTGTAGTTACAAAACTTCCACCATAACTTGAAGTAGCAGCACTTGAAGTAACACTTCCACTTGCAATTCTTGTACGTTTGGATGTATTTTGGATTTCAAAACGACCAGGCAAGTTACCTGTACGCATATAAGCTTCTGAATTAATATTATTGTTAGCAAGTTCGTGAATATAACCAATCGAACCATCTGTAACTCGCATACCCCATCTTACCTTACCAGCACCATACCAAGAATAATCAATATAAACCATTTGCATCTTATTTTGATCAAATAAATATCCTGAAGGCCCAGAACCATCCATTTTATCAATATTAAAACTATCTTGTCTCACTCTTGTTTCTGAAACTTTTGTTATTGTTGTATTGGTAATATTGATTTCGCCACGATATTCTGGTGAAACTTGCATTTCAGTATCAGAAATAATTTTTGTAACCAAATGCGACATACCTCTGATATTAACATAATCACCTTCTTGAAGTGTAGATAAAAATTTTGTTTTATTTCCGTAAATTACAGGACTTTGGGTAATTGCCGTGACTGTTCCTCTAAGTTGAAAAGTTGCAGAACGTAATACAGCCCAAAGATATTGACCATCATGTTCAAAAAACATTCCATTTTGTTCATCAAACATTCCTGTTCTAACTGTAGCATCAGTCCAATCTCTGGTCTCTACAAATGCATCACCGCCTGGACTTATATCTGTAGGAGGTGAACCAACAATCTTAATAATAAAACGCTTTTTATCTGTAACTGCAAATATTGTATGATTACCATTATAAACATTACTACCACTGGTTACACTAAATCCAGTTACACGTACATTAGGACTTATAATTCTTCCTGAAATAGGAGCAACAAAACCATGTTCTTGATCTGTTTCGATTTCAACAAAAGTTTCAGCTGAACCGCCCGAACCACTAACATTTACATTTACATTATTAACATCATATTTTGGTAAAAACAATACACCAGTAGAAAATTGAATACCTTTACCAGACTGATATCTAAAATATTTTTTGGTTTGTCGAATAATTTGAGCATTTGGAGAATTAGTAGATGGTGTAATACCTACTCCACCATCAAATATTCTATGTTCGGCATTACCTTCTGGTCTTATGTAAATAATTGGACTACTTGAAAGACTACTACTTGATGTGTAACCACCAGAACGAGTAGCATATTCAACTTCTGTGTCACTTAAAACCCTATTAACCGTAAATCCACCAATATGATCGGCAGTTGGTTGACTATTATCAATAACATAGATAGGTGTACCAACAAATAAACCATGAGGATTTGTAAAAGTAATTTTTGCTCTAGCTGTATTATTTACCTCGGTAATTGATGTTGCAGAAATCGTTGCATTTTTAAAAAATCCCCCAGAATAAATTGCAGTATAACTACCTCTAAAATTCTCTGTAACATCATGGTTACCTGTTCTAGCAGTAGTATCTGGAGAGGCAATAGCAAAAGTATTTTCTGTAGGAGCTGGTTCTGGTAATACTTCGTATATACCATCAAGAGCATTATCACTAGTACTATTTAAGAAAACTGAAGTTCCTATAGTATAACCGTGAGTGTTTGCCGTAACTGTCATATAAGCATCACCACTAGTCTGGGTATATTGTCCAGAAAGAGGACTTAATTGAAATCCTGTTGGATTGGCAATCAGATAAGAAAATTCTGTTGTAGATGAAACATTTGAAATAATATATGCACCATCAATTTGTTCTGTATTTAATGATTCCTTAGTAAGAATTGGATCACCAACAGATTTGCCGTGTGATGAAGTTGTTGTTACAGTTGCTTGTGCTGATGTAACACCACCACCGCCATACTGGAAAGCATCACCAGTATTATAATCAGTGTTATAATAAAATTGTGTTAACCAGTTACCTAGTCCGTCTGAAACGGCAATAAATTGTCTAGTTGGATAAAGTCCAGTATTATCACCATAATCCACATCATGTAATTGTATAATAACTCTATTAGGATCATTTTGTGGAATATTTAATTCCCATTGTCTATCATTACTAAATTGATTCCAAGCCTCTGAACCATCCCATCTAATTCTAAATACCGAACCACCATAATTTGCATCAGTAACTGTACCATAGTATAAAATTTGAGCTCTAGTATCTGGAGTATTTGGATAGTCACCAGCAGCAATGAATAGCGTTTTTGCGCCTGGAGAATTAGATCTCGCACTGTAAGCTGAATAACTTGGTGCAAAAGGAGTTTGTAAAAATGATACAAATGAGTTTGAATGCACCCAAACATAATTATATTGAACATTATCTAAGGTTAAGGTAAAAGGTAATGTTAATACAATACCTCTATCATCACCATTGATTGCACTATTATCTTGTGTTAATCCACTAGTGCCTGGATCACTATAATATGAAGCTGCTGTTAATTCTGAACCTGCAACACCAAAACTTGAAACCGTAATACTATCTATTTGTTCAGATGATAAAAATGGTTCATTTGCCTTATTAAAAATAGATGGTCTATTGTTTACTAGTTCTAATGTTTCCCATTTAAAAGGCTGTAATGAGTATTCAAAGTCTGTATCAATAAGTGATTGAGGATTTGAAACCCTCATTTTATCAACGGGATCTCTAAAGTTTAGTGCTGGTACAAATTGTGAATAATCATCTTCATAAAAAATTTGAAGTTCATCATTAGCACTCATTGCAGATGTATCAAATTCTAGTGTAAATGTTGTTTCGTCATTAGAAATACTATAGGATTGGGCCGCACCTTTATTTGGATCAGCAAAATTGTAAATTATAATGCCATCAGTTACATTAGTTATAATTAACAATCTTCTCTGAGAAATTTGTGTAGGTACAACTACTGTACCAACATTTGCACTGCCGGGAGTAAATGTAAAATTAAAAATTTGTCTTTTTGCCATTATATTATCCGTTTGTTATACTTCTATTTATGCCATTTATCCTAATGCAACGGCAAGTGCTATAGCTTCTGTTTCAGAAATTCCTGTACTACCCACCCTAGTACTGACATATGCGCTATCTATGAGAGCAATTGTTTCTGCCGAATCTAAGAATGATGTAATGTCTAATCTTGCATTGACATATGCGCTATCTATGAGAGCAATTGTTTCTGTCGAATCTAGGAATAGACTTGTATCTAATCTGGCGTTAATGTATGTAGCGTCAACTGTAGATGTAACTAGTGATGAATCTTGGAAACGATCTCTCAACTGAATATATGCAGAGTCCACTAATTGCGTAGTAAGATCAGAGTCTATGCCTTCTTGTCCAATAATAGAAATAATATGATTAGAATCTAGTATATTAGGTTTACCAGTTAAAGAAGCATATGTAAAGTCTTGAGGTGTCTGACGTACCTGTACATATGAACTATCTACTAACGCAATTGCTTCAACAGAATCTAAGAATAAAGTCGTATCTAATCTAGCGTTAACATATGCACTATCTACGGATGATGGAATATCACTTGTAAGTGCAATTGTTCCAGTACCACTTGGAATAGCATGGGTATTCAGTGTCCCTGATACACTTAAATCTTCTACTCTGAATGACGCTTTCGCCATGAGAACCTCTTATTTTGTATCTATTTATACACCTTGTTATGGTTTAGGTGTGTCTATTCTTTTAAATGAAAAGTTTAAACCTTGACTGATCTGAGGATCTGCCTTGATTGAAACCGTATCACTTGAGTCGATATCTGCATCATACATGACTATTGTACTTGCGCCATTTATCAATGTTCCATATGTTGTTAGTGTCGCGGAGTCCCCATCATGAGTTACATAAATTTGTTGTGCTTGGTGTTCACTATCTCCTGCAGTGTTTGCACTTATCGTATAAAATGCTGAACGAATAACTGACCCATTAAAAGTATCAATGACTCCTTCATTAGAATCTGCAAGAGTTGCAGTGTTAGAAGTGATCTCCACCAAACCACCACCTGAAGAACTGTCTCCAAATTCTGCTCTAACTCTTATGTTTCCACCTTCTAAAGTTTCAAATACAGATGCTATTTTTCTATTCTTTGTCCCCATTTTTTATTCCTTATTCTCCACCAGATCTATGTACCAGATGTTGCATCTAACCTGTATCTTCCACCAGCGGATGCAAGTGATCCAAAGGTACTAGCAATTGCATCAGTACTCATATTTAATTCTTCTATGTTACTATACATGCCACTGGAGTATCCACCACCTATAACACCACTTGTGGCATTATTTGTTGCGGAAAGAGAATACTTAGGTGCACTTAGACTAGCAACGTTAGTTCCAGTTCCGCCTGTTGTAATAGAATGTTTATCTACATGGTCAATGTAAGTCGGACTATTGCCATTAATACCACCTGCAGTAAAAGAATAACTCGCATCTGAAAAACCTGCAGAATATGCTCTAGCATAACTACCTGAGAAACTTCCAAAACCAGAAGCAGATCCTGTAGTTTGTATAGTTATTCTTTCAAAATAACTAACGTATTGCGTATCTGAAGTTCTTACACCACCACTCCAACAACCGTAAGTATTGTCTCCGCTACTTGCAGATCCTGCAACTGCCCAGCCCCAACCTAA